TGATTATGTTGTTAATGAATATATGCAGGGACAGAAGGCTAAGATTGAGATGGCTTATACTAAGGCATCTGAGTTAGTTGGTGGTCGGGAAGAGTTGAGTAAACTCTTTGTCTGGGCTAGCAAGAATCTCAGTGCTGCAGAACAGGCTTCAGTCAATCAGAACCTAGCATCAGCATCTTGGGATGTAGCCCTCTATGGGCTTCAGGCTAAGTATGCTAAGACCACACAGACAAGCAAGGGTGCAGAACCCAAGCCAAGTGCAAGAGGGCAGATCCCTATTGCATCGACTCAGCAGGGAATCACTGGTTATCAAACCAAGCGGGAGTTCTCTGCAGAGCGTAATCATCCGGGCTTCAGCAACGATCCTAAGTATCGTGCTTATGTTGAGCAGCGAATGATGCGTACTAACTTTGAAAAATTACCCAAATAATCCGTAACAAGACAACGGATCGACTGAGGTTAGCCAAAGGGTAAATCCCCCTTTATGGTAATGGATGACCCTTGGCTAAACTCACTCAACAAAAAGACTCCCTTAGGAATAATCGAATGGTTGAGAACTTTTTTGTCTTACAATTTGATATGAATGATATGATCTCTTTTAAGAAAGAATACTACAATGGCTGCATTTACAGGATCACCAATCGGCGAAGATAACTTAGCACCAACACGCTCAGCAGTTGATGTTGCAACCTCAGGTGGCGCACTCTCCCAGAATAAACTCTGGCTACCACTCTGGTCGGGCGAAGTCATCAATGCATATGACCAATATAACATGTTTGAAAACATGATTACCACCAAGACTCTTACTGGTGGCTTCTCTTACGAGTTCCCAATCACTGGTACTGTTGGTCTGAACCCATCGTGGGGTGCTGGTGTTGAACTCGGTGGCGATGTTGGCGATAATAAGACTACCACTATCAAGATCAATCTTGATAACCGCCCTATGGCGGCTCACTTTGAAACCGACAATGTTGACATGCTTATTACTCAGTGGGATTACCGCTCTGAGTTGGCTCGTCAGGCTGGACTGACCCTTGCTAGCACCCGCGACCGTCAGATTCTGATGGCACTCGTTGCTGCAGGTGCTGTTCCACCACAAGCACAAGATCCCCGTGGTCTTGCCGCTGCTGCATTCCATGTACCAAGCCAGATTAAGAATGATTCTTCTCCTGCAGCACTTCCAGCTGCTGCTACTGATGTTGAAGGACTGAAGATTCTGCAAGCTATCGAGGACTACCTCGTTACTTGTCAGGAGAATGATGTTGCTATTGGTAGCGTCTATTGCGCTGTACCTCCAAAGGTATTCCAAGTCATTCGTGCGCTTGGTATTCCACGAGCACTGACTAACAATGTTAATCTTTCTCAGGGTGCTCTTGTTGCTCCTGATATGACTAGTGGCATGAACTCAATGACTGACAGCCTTGATTATATGGGTGTCAAGATTGTTAAGACCAACCACATTCCGAAGATTAAGCATATCACTACTGCCAATAACATTGGTGGTTCTAAGTATAACTTGGACTGCTCGACATTTGGTATCTATGGTATCATCTTCCAGTCAGAAGCCATTGCTGGTCTTTCTCTCATGGGCATGAAGGTTGACACCGTGCAGGATGTTCGCCGCAATACTCAGTTCACCGTAGGCAGCATGCTTAAGGGTACTGGTATTCTCAAGCCTGAGATGGTTAAGCTTATTACTGCTGGTGCAACGGCGGCTGCAACTGATGAGCGTTCCGAGATTGTTACTCTTTTAAAGGGTGACACTGTTGGTAACTGGACTGGTGGTTTCGGTGCAGAATACGCAGCTACAACCTAATGATTACCACTCTCCTTCATAACGAGGTTCTATTATTAGTACTAGTTTGAATCGGAGGTGATCGTTTATCTACCCCCGGCTCCCTTAAGTGGGAGTCGGTGGGTTTTTTCTAACAACTAAAGGAGGCTACTATGGGCTTAATAACTAAGCTACAGGCAATTAATCATATGCTACTGGCTTCAGGTGAGAACCTTGTAGCTGACCTTGAAGGTGAGTCGGGTATTGATACTGGTATTGCTGACACCCTACTCGAACAAGCAAGCATGGACCATCAGTTAAGAGGTCTTGCTAACAATAAATATATCCGTAAGTTTGTTTTAACCGCAGATGGTTACATTACTTTACCTACCCCAGATTCTGATGAGTCAGGTATCCTAGCGGCTGAGTTAATCTCACAACACATTAGTCCAGAACTTGGACTAATCAAAGCAAGAGTATTAAACAATGCATCTCCTGCTCGTATGTGGAACATAACTGATGATACTGATGTATGGAAGTCTGCTGATGGTCCATATTATATTGAATTTACAATGAAGCTACCTTGGGAGAACCTAGAGACTTCAGTACAGAGAGCCATTATGGCTACTGCTATGCGTCACTACCAGAGTATTACTCAGGGTGATGAAGCTACTGATGCTTTCTTAGGATACCAAGAGCAATTCTTTAACCTTAAAAGCAGAGCAGCAGATATGAATGACAAGAAGAAGAACATCTTCGGTAATAACAATCTAGCTAGAAGTTCAGCAATGCGTTCTCGTAATTTAAGTGATCCAAATCGGTTTAGGTACTTTCGTACCGGAGGTTTTTAATGGCTATTCGCAGACGCAGCCCACAAGCTGGCTATGCTTCAACCAAACTTCCTGTCTTTACAACTAACTCTGTTGGTAGACAGTCGCCTAATAGACGGCAACCAAACGAAGCAGAGAATATTGACAATGCTTTAGTTTCCCTAGAGCGTAACTTTGAAAAGCGACCCGGCTTTGAGATTGTACCGCAGAAGACTGCAGCAGAGGCTACCTCATGGGATACCTCATCAACCGCTATTCGATTAGATTTATATTCTTTAGCAGCTGTGCCAGCAACCCATGATCTATGGTACTACTGGTACAGCATTAATGAAGATAATACATTTCTTGTTGTTATTGACTTTAGTGCAACTACAACTGCGGATAACTTATTCTATATTTTTAGAGTCTACCCTACTGGTACATGGGAAGATCTAACTCCAGCTAATCAAGATACTGAGGCTGTAGTCAGTGCAACTAGCCGTGCTTATATTACACACAATCCAAACAACAGCAAGACAGCCAAGGAATCCCTTAAGGCTGTATCATTGGGATCAAGCGTAGTTGTTCTTAATAAGAATGTACGAGCGGGATTCAGTTCTGATGTTACTGGAAACCCAACTACTGATGGTATGTTATTTGATTTAAATGGAGATGTGACTGCAACTCCAGATGTCAATGGTCGTAAGGTTAAATACTATACGGCAGCTAAGGTTGCCAAAGTATTCGACACGGGTACAGATGGCTTAGCAGCTACTGAAGATGATGTCTTACTTGGCTTTCGACCTGCATTATTAATTGGTAAAGCATCAACTGCCGCAGCTATTACTATTGTATTAGACAGTACTTCTAGTAATAAAAATGATGTTTATAATTGGATGACAATTACAATAACATCTGGAACTGGAGCCGGACAAACTAGAAGAATTCTAGATTATGTCGGATCAACAAGAATGGTAACAGTATCCGCTTGGATTACAATACCAGATGCTACATCTCGCTATAGTATTGATATTAGCAGTCTTCTCGTTGAAGGCACAGCTCGCGCTGGCACAACCTCCACAATTCAATTAGCAACAAGTGCATCTATAGCAACTGATGATTATGTTGGACAAACAATAACTATTACTGGTGGAACTAATAGTGGACAATCAAGAACTATTATTAGTTATGATGGTGGTACACAGACCGCTACAGTAGATGCTGCCTATCAAACAGCAATAACCACTTCCTCTACTTATAGTATTGCCATAACTAATGCAGACTATATTTCTGCTGATGATTACTATTACTATAATACAGCTCAAGCTTATTTAGGTAGTCGTGTTAATGATTTATCTGCTATTAGATTACCCCCTGAAAAAGATGATTGGTTTTCTAATAACTCAAAGTTAACTGGTACTCAAGATGTTACTGCAAGAAACATGCTTCGCTCTCTTTATGATAGTGATACACTTCTTAATGGTATTATTGATGGTCGAGGTAAAATATTCTTTACTCTCAATCCATATCTTAATACAACAAGTGGATACTATAGAGTCATTGGTTGGAACCCAACCGAGCAAACTTATTACTATAACAACAGTACTAAAGGTATCTATCCTTACTCAGGAACAACTGCAAATGTAGCACACACAACCGCAGTACCAACTACAGGTAGACCTTATCTTCAAAAGATTAGAACACCTGATGAACACTCTTACATTGATCCCAAAAGAATGCCACAAAAGCTTGTGGTGTCCATTGATTCATCCAATGTAACCGCATGGAACATGGAGCCAATCAAGTGGTCTGCTAGAACCACAGGTGACAAGACAACCAATCCGGGACCGAGTATCTTTAAGACCGTAGACCGCAAAAAGCTTAAGC